TTCTGCAGTTAAACTGTTAAACAGGGCCTGATATCTTCCTTCGTCGATTACCCTAAAGTAATTGGTCCGACAGGTCTCATAATAATTTGCCATCCCTTATCCTCCAATTCTCTCTTTCTTTGCAGTATAATGAATGCGGTTATCGTTAAACGGTAAAGATTGGCTTCTTAAATATCGACGAATGCATTCTCTTTTCACGTCGATAGGCCATTGGCTAAAATATCCTAAATCATTATTTGCTCTCGTATATTGAAATTGTCTTTGCTTTTGTATGTATCGATTGGAGAAGCTGATCGTATTTATGTTTTCTATAAGCCATTGATTGAAGTCAAATAAGAAATGAAGTGCTTCTTCTTCGTCCAGCCAAAATGACGTTAGTTCGGGTCCCATGTAGTAAGCGCCATGTACGTTTGGCAATGGCGCGATTTTTTCTTCGATGTAGCGTATATCGGCCGCGCGGATATAAATATTTCGAATTCCCGTTGTATCGATTCTTTTTCTGAATTCATATGTAATTTTTAAATTCGACGTAAAACCGTGACGCTTCATAAAATCTGGCGTAGTTTCTGATTTTGTATTTTCTTCTGCTTTATAAACTTTTACGATCATCTCTTATGCTCCTATACAGCAAATCCCGTATAAAGACCAATTTCTTTTCTTCCGTCATCGATATCTATTTCGTCGCATACTTCACACCAGCCCTCGCTGTTGTCCCCCCAGACGATGACTTCGTAATCTTCTCTTCCTTTACATTTTTCATATAATTCCTGGATTGTCATCGCAATAACCTCCTTCCACTTCTACGCGTAAGTCGTCTCATTTCTCTGTCAAAAAGACGGTTTATTTTATGGTCGCGCGCGGCTTTTAAATGCTCGGTTATAAATTTACTTGCTTCTTCTTTTGACAGATCAGAAGGGCAAGGAATGCCTAATTCGCTTGCGATCCATTTAATACATGCCGTCTGTTTTTCTGTAGCTGTCATTCCTTATCCTTCCTTCCTTTTGTTCACTAAATGCCGCTCTTGATCGGCGCGCGTATTTAAAATGGCGATTTTAACTTCTGTGCCGGCTTATCTGGATTCATTGCTTTACAGATATATCCCCGCGCAAATCCGATAAGTTCGTCTCCGACTTCCTTGTATTCTTCTTCTGTGAAGTATTCTTCCAATACGCTGTCTACGATTTCGCAGTCCGTATTTTCACCGAGACCTTTATCTCTTCTTGCAGCTTCAATCTTCTGCCGGATCGCGAAGGTAGCCGATTCTTTTCTGTCTTCCAGGCTTCCCCATTTTTCAATGGTTTCTTTGCCATTATGGATTCCATACTGGGTTTCAACGTATCCTTCATCATCTAACCGGCCGATTGAACCTTGGCCATTATTCAATAGCCACGTGGAATATACGTCGATGATATCTTTAAACGTGTATTCCAACAGTCCGCAATGAACTCCCGGATCCTCGCCGCGCTCTTTATATACTTCGGTTAACATATCATACAGATCTTTATATTTGTTCATCTTTGATCTCCTTATGCGCGAAATCATATCCGGCTCTAAAACTTAAATTCGTAACCAATGATATTAATTTTGCCGTACCCGTTATTCTATCTACTTTACGGATACCCGCACTCTGTTCTAATGCTTCCTGGAATTCTTGATTCTGCTGAAGTGTTTTCCCGAACTCAGTGATTGCTTTTAAAATCAGAGCTTCTTGTTCATTCATTTTTAATATTCTCCTTTTGAGACTGATCCTCTAAAATGCCCGTAGTCGCGCGCGTTATTAAAGATCGAATTCTTCTTCTGGAAAGATCACTTCTAATACTTCTTTTAACATATACTTCTTTAAACAATATTCGTGATCTTCTATGATACGAGCTACTCTTTCAGCATCGTACCATTCCAATGGTTCCCATATTGCGACTTTTCCATCTTCATTGCCTTCGTATAATTCTTCCATCACTTCTTCCGGAGACAAATCTTCATCGCTGGGAGATAAGAAGGCGCCTTGGGCGTATTTTAGAACGATATTGTCAATCTTGTCCTTCTGTTCTTGTGTCAGCTTCATTTTTTACTCCGTCTCTTAAAAATGCCAGTTCTTTAATTCCTTACCGTTCCAATATGGTTTCGTCTTAATCCGTTTTATCGCTTCCGGAGATAATCCCGTAGGATCTGACGTTTTCTGATATTCATCGATCTCTTTCATAATTCTCAGGGCGCGCCGGATATATTTTAAACGTTCGCTCTTATTCATTTTTGTATTCCGCTTAAACATATTCCCAATCACAGTTTTCATTAATACGAAAACATCCGACTTCTATTTTCTCTTCTTTTTTGATATGAACTATTGCGTCAACAATATCGGTTACATCGTCTTTTACGACGAAGATATCGCCGTTATCCATATGGATTTCCGTAGCGTCCTCAAAGTCTGTTGCCTGAACTGGAACCATCGCAGATATTTTATCGATATCGATGATAACTTCCTTGTTTCCATTATCTGCCTGCGTAAATAAAAACATAATATTCATATTTGCATCTCCCTTTCTTTATGTGCCCGACTAGGATCATAGATCCGTCGCCGGCGCGTTTTTAGAACTCGATTTTTTTCTTACTTTAATCCAGCTGCTTCTAAAGCTTTATCCCAGGAACCGAAATGATTGTATATCATACTATGTGAAATATATTTTTCAGGATTGCTACGATATTCTGATTTTGAAGGAAGATGTCCAAAGTCTTTTTGTATATTGATAATTCGCTGAATTATTTCTTCTCTTGTTAACTTTCGATTTGCATATGGATGTAAGCCGGCGGCTTTTATAAGATTCGTATATGATCCAAAGCGATGGTATATAAAATAGTTGCTAGCGATTTTCTTAGAATCGTTGTTATATTCATCATAATATGGCGCACGCCCTAATTTCTTAGCCATTTTTTTGATTGAATTTATAACGTCTTCATCTGTTATATTTTCCTTCGTTACTTTATTTATTATTTTCTTTGGTATTGGCACTTTAGCTTCTTTAAACCAGTTCTGAATACCGTTGAAGAGTCTTTGTATTCTGCATCTCTTTATTTGGCATGCATTAAAAAAATCTTTTGCTTTCCAATTGGACGTCTCTTCTCTTTTAATAACTTGTCGAAGTATATGAATACAGTATTTTTTGTCTTGCTCAATCGTGATGTTAGATATTTTATGATTCCACGGAATGTATCCCATAGCTTTTATGAGATTATTATAAGTTCCATATGTTTGCCTTATACCTTCATAAAAATTTTTATATATACCATATTTTTGCATCTCACGAGATGAAGCTTTATGTCCTACGATTAAAGTTACTCTTTTAAATTCTTCTTCGATTATTTCTTTTGTCCAAAGAACAATTTTGTTTTTTGGTTCTGTCGGCAATATTCCATATCTTAATTTTAAAGCTTCGTTAATTTTTTTTATATTGCCTATGTATTTTGTGTATACGTGATGATTATGGCCAGTGTATATTATAGCTTTTGAAATGCTAATGTTCGGATATCTTATTTTTATGTTATATAAATCTTGTAAAAGTGTTTGTTTTATGTTTTCGTGATATTTATCCGGAGACGTTTTTCCATGTTTAATAGATCTAATAGGCAAGCCGGCTTCAAGACATACATCCCACCAACCACCAAAACGTTTTCGAACCGTAGAAACGCATACAATATGTTTCGGATGAGCTTCGTATTCACTTACTGTTGGAGCGCGTCCGATTTCGTTTCCTATTAATTTAAGGTTTTTCAAAAATTCTGTCCTAGAACATTTTAAATCGTGTTGTGTTCTGTATTCTAATTCCGCCGCTTTTTTAGCTTTTGAAAAACTTCCACATATTTTACTTATAGTTTGTATGCTCATACCTCGTAATGGATGAGCTACGTATTCTTCTACTGTAGGCGAATGTTTTAAAGCCGTAGCGACTTCGATAAGATTGTTTAAGCAATCTTCTTTTGTGTATGCCATGTTTTTCCTTTCCGCGCGCCTTATTTTAAGACGCGCTTTTTTCTTTTAATCCTGCGGCTTCTAATGCTTTATTCCACGTACCAAAATGACTAATGATAGTACTTGTGCTATAGATTCTGTATGGATAATTTAGATATTCTTTATATTGAGGTATTTTATTTAGATATTTTGCACAAATACATAAATCCTTTAATAATTCCACGTTGGGTACGTAAAGATTAGAAAGGTTTTCTTGAAGTCCTGCTGCTTTTAAAGCATTGTTCCAAGATCCAAATCTCTTACAAATTCCAGTTGAGCTTAAGGTTTTATGCTTGTATTTACGATATTCTCCTATACTTGGGCTATGCTTGATTATATTTGCTAAATCCTGAATACATTGTATAATTTGTTGATCTGTATATTGATTGCGTATTCTTGCAGGATTTGGCTTTATTTTGGCAGCTATAAGAGCTTTACTCCAAGACCCAAAGTGCTCAACATAGTATGCGCTACTTACAGGTCTGTCATATGCAACGTTTAATTCTTTTTTCGTAGGTACATGTTTTAGCCTTTTTTTTAGAATACGCAAATACGATAATATATATTGTTCTTTTGTTGCAAATTCAGTGTTAAATCTACTTTTATGTTTTTTATATTCTATTTTCGGTATGTTGTTGCTTTTATCATTCTTTACTCCAGAAGCTATAATAAGATCTTGATAAGTTTTATATTTTCCTTTTGGTGCAACATGGTTTGTCGTAATTGGATAATTAGAATAATTTATAAATTCCCTTTCTGTGGGTATTCTTTTAAGTACCTTTGTAATGCGACGCATTTCTGTTTCCATCCATTTATAAGTTTTATCTTTTAAAATTATTTTTAATCCATATTGTTTATAAAGCTCTTTTGTTAAGTTCTCTTCTGTTTTATAATAATAACAGATTAATGAACCATGTATGGTATCATATTTTTCTATTAATTTATAAATAGAATGTTCTTCTGGATGTTGTAATGCCAATTCATATATCCTTAACAAAAAGTCTTTTTTATTCAATGTCGTATACGGTTGCAAACCAGCTGCAATTACAGCTTTTCTAAAGGTTCCAAAATAAGTTCGTTTAATACAGGATACAGGAATAATACGATTAGGATGTGTCCTGTATTCTTCTTGTGATGGCGTATGGCCAATAGCTTTTGCAATATCTTGAATGTTTTTAATAATCATTTCTTTTGTATATTTTTGACGGCCTTTTTTCTTTAGCTTCTTTAAACCCGCTGCTTTTTTAGCTTTTAGAAAGCTTCCAAACAGTTTACATAATGAACTTAAGCTCATTGTTCTGCTTGGACAATTATTATATTCTTGAGCAGATGGAGTATGCCCTATCGCTTTTTTTACCAGCCGCAAACTGTCTATTCCTTCTTGCTTAGTATATATACATCCTTTAAAATGTGGCATTTTTAATTCATCCTGTTATTTAATTTTAAAATTTAAACTACGCAAAGTCCCACAAAAGACCAGGTCCTCCCAGAAAATTTCACCTATTTCAGGCTTATTTCTGCAAAACGGCTCGTGCATTTGCACTCCCTTTCAGTCTCTTAGCCCCTCCGGGTGCTTCTTTGGGTCTGTTACGTGCGTTCTATTGGCGCTTACGCTGAAACTCAACTTACCCCAGGCTCGTTCAGGGGCGCTCGGGATTAGTCCACCAGGTGTTTTTTAAAAATCCCCGTTTAACGTTGACTTCAATATATCATACGTCAACGCAAACGTCAAGAAAAAACTTTCGTGTTTTATGAAATTGGGTTTCATTGCTAAACACCTCCTGCGTATACATGTCCTTATAGAACGGACTTTTATAAGAATCCGCCCGGCGGCCCTTGAAAATTCCCGAGGGGGAATCAACTCTGTTCTAAAAAGATGTTACAGTTTGACAAAAATCGTTCAAATTCTATGTCAACACCTTTACACTTTCTTGTGCAGACACTATAAGTGTCTACCTGTGAGAGAAAATTCCCCCAAAAAGACCCCGGGTCCTTTTATTTCTCCGGGGTCAGAGGCCCGCCGGCGTTACATTTTAGGCGGATTTTTTCTCAAATGGCAAAAATTCTTTACACATGGCCGAAATTTTTGCTTCGGATCCGATATTTTCATCGGGTTTAAATAAAGATTTCCGGATCGCTTTCTCTTTTGCCTCTTCCAGGGTCATCGCATTGACGGAAATCTCTTTTTCTACGGTTTTGGTTACCTTGATTGTGTACGTAAACATGGATATTCTCCTTTTCTTAACATTAAAATACGGTCTTTTATCGCCCGCCGGCGCCCTGTCCGGGGTACTCACGGCAAAACGCCGCACTAACAAGACACGACGAACAAACGGCAACGCAAAAAAACCAGGGAAAGGGGGGGGCAGACAGGCGATGTTTACTACGGAAAGTACGCTGACGCTCAAAAAATTACAGTTTTGCTTGAAAAAGGCTTTTCCGGTGTAAACCGTTTTTCGGCGACGGGTCTGCCGGAGGATAAAAAAAGCCGAAAATGGGGTTCCAAAACGCAAAAATCATACAAAATTTGCAAGGAAACCATTTTCGTACAAAATCAACCCGGCGCGGATGTCTTTTAAGAGCGGACATTTTGATGGATCCAATCCTGCGCTCAGGATTAGGTAATACCGCGCGCTCGGGATTAGGTTCAGCCCCTCCGCCACACCCGGAGCCGGATCCAAAGACAAGCCTTGGATCATCCCAGGGCCTTTCACAGCGTCGCTTCCGTTCTTCTGTTTCCATCGCACTCAGCTCCTTTCTTTCGTTTATTCACCTGCAGGACTAAACGCGAGCGCGCTCCTCGGCTCACGCCTCGTTGCTTCGGACGTCGCTTACGCTCCGTCCTCAAATTTCATTTCGCTTGTGCTATGTCCTCAGGTCCAGCTTGCTGGCCGGGATCCAGATCCCGATCAGAAGCTGGATCGCTTACGCCGGCTTACGCTAAAAAACACCGCTTACGCTTTGATTGCGCGCTCGCTTACGCTCGCGCTGAAATAAAAAAGACCGATAAAAAATAAAACGAAGTGCCCCGGTTCATCAGCAGGTCTCGGCGTAGATAAAAAAAGCCGATACAAAAAACCGCCGTACGTCTCCTCCCCTATGGGAAAGGAAACATACAGACGGCCTTTTGTATCGGCTTATAAAAGAATACACACGGAATGGGATATGGATGCACACAGGCGGGTTATGGACAAAAAAATAGACAATGGTTCGCGGGCGGTTATAAAAGAACGAAAATAATATAAGCCGGCACAGAAGGCCGTTTACAGATAAAAAAATGCCGAAGCAGACACGCTCCGGCATAAAACGAAAACTGAGATAATGGTTAGGCAATCTTGATAGTCTTACTGTCATTGCTGTCAAACAATCCGAAGCAACTTCCAATTGTTGACAGGCTGTTCTTAAACTTCTGTGCATCTTCAGACACACGTACGTCATTGACAGTCTTTACGCCTGCATCGGCAATTTCATTGACGAACTTTGCGCCCGTCTCGGTGCCGAATTTTACGACACTGCCTAACAGTCCTGCACCAACCTGCAGACCTACGCCTACAGCGGGACGTGCTACATCATTGACGGCGAAATCCACCGTCTTCGTAGCCAGTGCGCCTGTCTTATGCAGTACGTTGGCGATAGTCTCCCGACGTTCAATCTTGCTGATGACGTTCTGCAGAGCCTTTACCTGGTCGTCAGTCAGGTCGGCTTTGATATCAATTGCACCTGCGGTGGTGCTGGCTTCTGAACTTTTTACGGTGAGCCCTAACTGGTTCATCAGAGTGATGACCAGCGCGCATTTTTCTGCCGGGCAGGTAATAGTTTTTTCTACGGGTACTGCGTTAGCCATTCTGCTCACGCTCCTTTCTCTTCATTTAAAATCGTAACGGTAGCGCCGTATTTTTCCATTAACATGGCGACGTGCGCGTCCGTAAATTTTCCGATAACGTCTTTAATGACACCGGTCTTCATTCTGCCAGTTGCTTTATAAAAGCATTTGGCAGGTAAAACCACTTCATATCCGTCTCTGCGGATCGTCATCGGGACGGCTTTGTCCCGTTTCACCTGATGGGTCATTTTCCCGTAAACATTTTCAATATGATAACCTTTCATTGTATGCTCCTCCGTTCGTTTCAGATATAAAGTGGGAAGGGACTCTCACAGAGAGAGCCCCTTTTAGCAATGAATTAGCCTACCAGGTCCTCGTCAGAACCTTCATCAGCAGACTTATCTACAGCAACAACGGGCAGATCTTTCCAGCAACCGTTGATGGTATCCAGCAAGGTCTTCAGTCCACGCCACGGGTTATCGGGGTCGGCAGCCTTGGTGATATATGCACGCGGGTTCTTGGTACCACGTACAATAACTTTGGCGCCTGCGCGGTTTGCGTTCGGCCAACCACGAACCTGGATGCCGTCCGCGGTAGAACCGTTGACGAAATCCAACAGCTGACCATCTTCTACTTCGACGCCTTCGGGGACAATCAGTTCGAAGACATCGGCGTTGCCAGATGCCTGCAGATGTACACCGTTACCCTGGGCAATGACGCCAGCGATGGCTGCTGCCAGTTCCATATAGGCACGTTTGTCTTCGGCGTTATCCCGTTCAGAGCAGATGGTATCGATGTCTGCTTCGGTCGGCATATGCCTACCTTTCAGCAGAGGTACCATCTGGTAATACTTGATAGATACCTGACCTACGGTGAATACTTCCATGTTCACGTGCAGGTCTTTTTCGGCGAACATGTTGGAATATTTGGTGATTTCGCCTGCAATAGCTCCCATCAGAGCCTGGCGAAGGGTCGCTCCTGCGGGTACGTCATACATCTTATTTACTGCTTTTGCTCCTGGTTTGTCGGCACGCATTGCGGATGTACGGATCTTTCCGCCACGGCCTACGATGATGAGGGACAGCTGAGCTTTCTTGTTGGTGTTGGATGCAAAATTAGTGTTGGTCATAATGGTACACTCTCCTTTTCTTTGTACACTGTCGGATAGATATTTGAATTTTGTTGCCCGACATGTAAAATAGGTTATTTATAAGCTGGAACTAGTGGTTAAGGCTTACTGAAGAGTAGAGCCTCAGAGCAGAATTTTCCAGCGGACAAACAAGACACGCAAAACTAACAATTAGGGGAATTACCCCCAAAAAAACCAGGGAAAGGGGACGAACGGACAGGCAGCCACGAGCCACCAGTTTGACACGGGAACCAAACAATGAAGTCAGTCATTGCCTGATGCAATTCCCGTGATGAAACACAAGAGGTAAAACATGGCACCTACCAGTACGCCAAAGCCCAGTATCTCTGGCAGGAACATTAAAATCACGGTAACACTTAAAAAGGCGAAAATAACACTAACGAACGTATCCATTCGGCGCGCCTCCTTTTAATGTACGATATACGTACCGTATTAGTTTGTATGTAATGGCAATAATGAACCCTGTCAGATAGAACAGGGTACCCAGAAAAGCCGTCATAAACATAGAAAAGAGTTCTACGATACAGAACAAGAAACGTAGCATGGCTTTTTCCTCCATATAAATAAAAAGATAGAGCCCACTTTACGGCGGGGCTCCGTAGCCGTGTACTGCTGAAAACATTTTTTAAAGGCCAATAAGGTCACCACTCCTTACTGGATACTATGTCGTAACGGATACGGCACACTATCAAATAAGGAGGAAGGTAGCTTTTCAGGGATGCCGCTACCGAACCCTATGTCCTGTATAGATGCATGCAGTGTAGCTGGAAATCCGAAAGGCCTTTTCTCGTTGTCGTTTCCTACCGTGTTTCAACGGACTACCTATAAACATATCGTATTCTTAATAAAATGATTGTTTTAATTTGCTGCGTAAAGAATAATCGAAAATGCCTATAGTATGCATGCACCTATACAGGGGCCCCTACACATTTCTCCGGAAGGGGCCAGGCCGGATTTTCAGAGACGGAAATCTTTAGACTGGTTCCGTCCGCCTTCCCAGCGCACAATGTACGGTTCTTTCAGGTAGAGCCATACGAAGACCACGGATCGCTTATATGGGCTGATATCCGTAAGAGCCCGAAGGGGTTGTCTCGTCTTTTTCAAGAGAAAAAGAAAAAGACAAGACGAACGAAAAAGCAAGACAAAATATCCCCAAAAAAACCAGGGAAAGGGGACGAACGGACAGAAGCCACGAGCCAAACAGGCCAAATAGACTACACTAACGGTCAGTGAAGCTTATGGCATACGTAATTACCGTTGTCATCATACCTTGCGGCAAAATCCGCACGTGATTTTTTACGGATCGCCCTCTGTATTTTGCTGAAGGCTCTCATTACGTCCAGGATATCCGTAACTTTCAGATCGCCCGTGTCCAGTTCGATATCACAGGTAATATCGATGGATCCCTTGACGGGCGTAATCGTCAAATCATCAACACGGTTCCCGTCTTCGTCTGTGTGCCAGAGGATATTGTAATCTTTTGTAATATCGACATCCAGATGTAAGTTCTGTTTCGGCATTTCAATCTTCATAGCAGGACTGCACCTCCTTATCCAGAAAATCAGCAATAGCGGAAAGCATAGTGGGGTCGGCCGTAATTTTAATGTCGCCGCCCGCGGTCATTTTAAAAGAAGCGTTTTCTTCTTTTGCTTCTGCTTTTAATACACAATTCTTAAACGTTAATGTCATTTCTTTCATCATTAACCTACCTCTCTTTCTTCAGCTAACTTAATACCCATGGGGACAATATCCCCTTGCCACAGGCCGGAGGCCATGTTCATCGCAATTTCCCGGCTTAAAGATCCTACCAGATCCATATTGTACCGGTACGTCTTCTGGTCTGTATCACGATTGATCTCCGACAACAGAGCTGCCGCGCGCTTATTTAAGGTCGAAATCTTCTTCCAATAATAGTACGTAGCATAATACATCTTTTCATTGAAAATGATCTGATAATCCATTTGTTTCTGAAAACGAATAGCCATAATAATATAAAACCTCCTTTTTACTATAAGAACACAAACGACACACACGACAATGATATGCGAGGGGCAATGCCCCCAAAAAAACCAGGGAAAGGGAACGAGCCGACAAGCTTCCCGAAACCAAAAAGTTTGACAGGACTTTGCCGGCCCTTTGCTTTGGCCGTTTGAAAGGCCGATTATAGGGGCACGCAGAACCCGGAGGGCGATGGGGGTGCCGGAGGCGAGAAGATCAACTGATCTCCTCTAACCCCACACCTACGGTTACCATGCCCTTGCCCATCGTCATTACGTTACGGATCACGAACACTTTGTCGCGGATCGCTTCCAAATAGGCGGAATTGCCTTCCGGGATCTGGATATAACCCAGAGCACCGTGATTGGAAGTTAATGCGATTACGTGTTTTTTCAATTCGATCTTGGAGATCGGGTCCGAAACGATTTTCAGGGTCTTAGGATCAATGACCCGTACGGAACATTTCAGATTATCCATCAGACGCAGCTTTTCAATCTTGGAGATGCGCTGTATGGGATCAAAGCTAGGATCCATGTCGATCGTTTTAATAACTTTGCCTGTTTCCGGATCGATTTCTTTGAAGGATTGTTTCCACAGACGCAGCATGGCAAACTTCTGGTTCCCTTCTTTCTTAGGAATCATATCCAGTACCGGGCGGCTGATAATCGGACGGAATTTGCTGTCCATTTCCAGAGAGAATGTTCCGTCGAGTTTCTTGTCCACATAAAATCCATCGGCGCTGATTCCGTTTACGAAAGTAACCTGCTGCCCAACATAAGCGGTGCCGCCGTTGAATTTATAAACACGGGTTTCGAACCGCATATCTTTGCAGAACTTCACAACATAATGCTGTACCAGTTCAACGAATGCCGTATAAAAGCTGGTGTGCGCATGGACGGAACCTTTCTGGTAAGCAGACGCTTTATAAACGATGCCCAGGATCTGTTCCGGATCGGTGATTCCATTTTTACGCAGTAAAGCATATACCATGGATACGACCATTTTCTTGGCAGCGGCCTTGTTGTTCCCATCAGATTTCATTAAATCCTTGTAGAACTCTGCCAGGCGCCGAATAGAAGAATCGATCTTCTTCCCGCCGGAAATTTCTTCCAGATCGGATTCGATCGGTTCTGCCATTGCTTCCTGTAATCTTTCCCAAGCCAGGGCCAGAATATACCGCTTCATCGTAGCGATTGGATCATCTTTTAAAATTTTGATGCCCTTTTCCTGTTCGGCCAGGGATTCTTTACTGCCACATACATCGGTATAACTCTTGATGGCCAGCTCGGAACGGCTCAGTTCGATTTCTGCATAATCCGTGGTACGAACCGCAGAAGAACGTACACGCTCCTGAATGCGTTCCAAGAAAGGAACGAGAACCTTCGCACCATTCTTTGCGGCATCGATGGTATCATTCATCGATTTGGACAGTACGGCATTCAGATCCCACAGGAAACGGATGCAGGACTCTTTAGTCCAATTGCAGTTATAAGCAGCGTTTAAGATTTCTTCGACATAAGTATGTTCTTTCCCCACGAAAGATACGTCGACGCCAATATCGTTGGATTTGTCAGCTGTAAAGCAACGATAATAATCATATTTTCCAGGTTTAGCCGGTACAATATGAATGTTGCCCTGATCGTCCATCTCTTCCTGATCCAGAAAGTAATGGAAAACTTCGTCCGGAGTACGACGGTCATACATTACATCGGCCAATAACGTGGATACGGTTACGTTAAAACCGGCGATCACGCCGATTGCAGGGTTTGGTTCCCCATTGCCGTTTAAAGCCCAAGCATACATAAAGCTGATGGGCCCCAGGAAATAGTCGAATTCGACCATCAAATCACCGGCTACGGAACCGCCAAAGTCATTGGCATAAGAGCGGATATATTTATACACGTTCTTAATCCGGCTGTCGGTGAAGCAGCATGCACCGTCACCGTCAAAATCTGCGCCGGATAATTTGTTGGTCGTACCGGGGATCATCGACGCGATCATAATCATCGCACTCGTAATGGATTTCAGATCTGACAGTAACGATTTCTTATAGCAATACGGCAGATCCAATGCCATAATGCGACGCTTCATTTCAGCATAAGATACGTATTTGCCTTTAATAAATGCGCCGAAGTCTACGAGCGGATAACGGATAATGACTGCGTCAAAACCGGTACCATCGTCTTCTACCTTCCAATTCGGAGAATAGAATTCACCGTCCTGCAGCAGTATGGCTCCAAACGCAGAACCGATATCCGGAACGAGCTTTAAATATTTGCCGCCCACGATTAAATTGCAGCGGTTTAACCGGTTGTTTAATGTGTCGACAACGGACTGCAGAACGATCCGTTTAATATGCATATCGCACTGCATTGCTTGCGGGGCAAGCCGCTGGATCATCGTTGCGGTATATGCATCTTCGGATGCGTTCATTTCCGTAGTTTCGATACCATCATCAACGTCGTCAAACTTTGTCTGGTTGAACCACTTGTCTAACGTATCGGGGCCCACTTCGTGATACATGTTTTCGAAGTGCTTTCCGGTTAACTGCATCTGGATAATACCCTGTTTGGACAGAGGAATATATCCGTGCGGCGTATGGGAGATATCCATCAGACGCAGTTCCATCGGTTTAGAAAAATCGGTGGAACATTTGGCGCAAGTCAGATCACCGAAATATTCGACGTGTTTCAGATCGCCAAATATAACCAGACATCCGGCCCATTCTTTCTGTTTCTTAGAGAACAGAATGCCGGCGCGACGGGTACGCGGCAGGCGAATGATCTTTTTGATCATACCGGTCTTTAACATCCAGTGAATCTTCGCAAGGATCGACTGTTCGTCGATAATGAGATTATGTCCTTTAACGAAGCTGTTAATCCGGTGCTGGCCGCCGAATTTAATCGCGTCTTCGGCAGAGATTTCAATGCCAAAGCGCTCTTTTACCGTACGTTTTATAGCCTGAATGCTGACATAACCGCGACCGTCACCGGGAACGATTGTATAATTGGGCTCTCCTTCCTTTGCAACGGAAACAGTAAAATCTCCGAAATAGAATGCCATATTGGATATCTGCCCCAGATACGTTGACGGAGTGATGCCGAGAGCCTGGCGCCCGTTCAGCTTAATGCCTTTGCTGATCGGTTTCTTTTCTCCGCCATTGGCTTCTTTTTCAACGTAGTACATCCCGCCGGTTGCCGTATTGATACGGTCTTCTACCCACTTTACCCAATGTTTCTCGTGAGCGAACGGAACGCACATATCCGGCAGAATACCCTGACGCATGCCAGACGGAGAGTTGATGAAGTATACGTAATGATACGCGCTCCCTTCTTCCAGCCATTTTGCCAGATTCTCTTCGGAAAGGCCTGCGACTTTGCCGTTCAGACTTTTCAATCCTTCTGTATCGCGATATACGAACGCAACGCCGAACTGAGCATTAATATGCTCAATCAGATAAAAGTCCTGAATTAAGAACTTACCGATCTTGCGTACAGGGCAGTCTTTTGTGCCGATACCCTTCAGATAGATCGACACGAAATCCTTGGTCGCGTTATCGACCATTACGGACGTTTTATGCCCGTCACGGAGTAATACGCTGCCGATATGAAGAGAGCCCTCTTCGATCAGGCGATCGTGGCCATAACCGGCGTACAGGGTGTCGATTCCATATTCGGCTTCAACGAGCTGAGTAGGCTTTCCTTTAATCCAGACCTGTTTCAGGGTAATTTTCTGGATTTTAATGCGGGTCCTATATAATCCCGCAAACACAAAACGTTTCCGGAGTTGTTCAATATCTTCCGGAACGTTCATTGGAACCTGGAACTTCTCTGCAAACTGCAGCAGGACTTCTAACGCTGCCATACGTTCCAGATCCGGGTTCAGATCTTTACCACAGGCTACAAACAAGCCTGCAGCAAGATCCCGCATCTTTGCGGTAGAGATTTTTACATTGTCAGGGATACTTTTTAACATGGTTCTTCCTCCTTATTGCTGTCCAGCTGGACAAAATGAATAAAATAAGGTAGAATAGAACCGCACCTGGGAATGTGTGCAGTCCTATCCTACCGATGGGACGGGCAGCCTGGACAGCGGCAACTGTTCGGGCTGCTTTATTTTATATAAGACGCCCAGGGATTAGTCTGGACGGGCTTTTTACCGGCAGCAACCTCCGCCTGAGCGGGTTTAGCCGGGGTTGTATTGACAGCCTTTTTGTAGCATGCAGTTACATTGGCCGTCCGGCCGCCGACATAATTGGTCCGAATGCCGGCGTCTGCAAAGATTTTAGATATAGCCAGGATCATCTGATTGATGTTCCAGGCGCGGACTTCATTTTTGTCCGTGAAGTTTACTGCCTCTTTGCTTCCGAGCTTATAATTATAAGACTCGTACAGCTTGCTGCCAACACTTTTAATCGTCGGCAGAGGGTATTTGTTCCGATCCCAGAGAATCAGGGCAGCTCCCTGTTTGGAATAAATCTTTCCGCGGTACAAGTTGGGATCATTCTGGTCTTGCCACAGGTTCACTGTTCGCGTTATTCCTATGAAGTTTTCTCCTTTTGCAACTTCAACGCTCAACAGCGCATTGTTGCATTTCCACCGGGTGGCTACCGGTGCTCCCTCGGAAACCAAGGCTTTTTCTTCTTCTGTAACTTTCATTGCTTCCTCCTTTATTTCGTTTTCAACGTTAACATTATTGCTGACTGGCGTTGTTTCCTGTTTACCTTTATTATTTGTAAACAGGGTAATCAACTGATCCCTGACATTTTTTACCCGCGATGAATCTAAGCCGATTTCAGATATTTCAGACCAAACCTGTCTGCCGAAATCAATGGCAGAATTATTCGGCAATTCGATGTCGGAACCGTTAAAATCGAGGTGTAAGAACCTATTTTCTTGACCCTCGATCAAAACCACGTCAACGTGGTTATATTGCAAAATAGTAAACACTTTGCTATATAAGTACTTTTCCGAGAAAGGTTTGTCTGCAATAACTTTCATCAAAGCCTTATTGTTCTTCCAAAAAAGTTTCTCTTGTTCGTCTATGGTGACGATGTTTTCCGGATATTCTTCTACTGCTGCAATAGCTTCCAACATATCCGGTACTGCGTTTTCATTAACAGCCGTTTTAATTTCTTTTTCCATTTTTACTTCCTCCTCTTTCTGCGCATCTGCGCTCTCGGTTTTGGCAGTTTCTTCTGCCTTAAATTTATCAACAATCTGCGCCACTTTCTTATCATAGTTGTTCTTGTTTACGGCGTATTCCTGCCGCAGCTGTTTTGCGCATTTTTCATCCACATATATTTCCTTTTTATGCAAATCGTGCATCAACACGATGTACAAAGGAATGGCTTTTGTTTTCTTGCCGCCGTCGATTACACGGCCGTCTTCAAAACGGACGGCCAATCCCGGATACTCAGCCTCCGGGTTGTCTTTCACTACCGTACGCCAAGCGATGTTCCGCTGGGCACGGTCTAAGTTTTCCGCATGTGTGTATACGGTCTGGTGATCAACAGCTACGCCATTCTCTAAAATTTCAATTCCTAATTCATATCTCTTCATTTTTATTCCTCCTATTTTTCCTTGCCATTTGCGGCAAAATATAATAAAATAGGAGTGCGTAGAGTTGGTCATATTTTACGCACTCCTGAAGCGTCTGGATATTTGCGGTATCCGGGCGCTTCTATTTTATATTTACAATGATTAGAAGCGCCGAACTTTCCCATTTTTATAACGGCGTTTCTTTTTATTGATCGGCTTGGATAATTCTTCATACATCCAGACCATTTTATGTTTGCGTTTCTTCCAGCGATCGCAGTATTCATTGTACTGCTTTTCAATACGCGAAATCTGTTCTGGATCGTCTGTGTAGCGCAATCCACAAACTAATCGTTGGAATTCTTCTAGCCCAATACACATTTTGCACCAGGTTGGACCTTCTGACCCATTAGCTGTAACCCATACGCGATATTCGTTCCACTCTGGATTACAGAAAACAGCATTTCCACACTGATACATGGCATACCCTACGGAATTCACGTAGGTTCTACCTCCAACGAAACGAATTTTGCTAATGTTTTTGCTTTCCCGTTTGAATAATTTTTCCATAATTTCCTCCTACCCTATTCTGGCCCGGGCCAGGCTCTAAAATTTTTAAAAGGAATCACGCCACGCAATTCCTTTTATTAAATCCCGATATTTAAATCGAGACTTAATAAAAGGAGCCGGCCGCCTTATATAACGTACGACATTAAATAAAAAAGGCCCGCCACCTATATAAGGCAGCGGGCGAAAAAGCTAATTATATGAATACCATTTCCATCTATAGCCTCTTTCATTAATCGCGTATGCTACTGGACGCAACATTTCACGATCATAGAAAGGAATGCACAGCTCCTCAATAGTAATACGTGCATACCAGTCATCGTCAATTGGATCAGCATATATGCCGGAAGATTTGATTAAATCTGCATTTATAACCTCAAATTTAACCAGCACTTCATCCGATACGATACCAAGCATAAATCGGAAACAATATTCTGGTTCCCAAGAATATTCTTGAGAACCGGAATAAAAGTTTACTTTCTCCGGTAAAAAGCAAACTCCTTTGGAGCTTGTTTTACACTTGTGATATCGTTTCCCGACAATCTGGCATCCTGAAGTTACTAGGTAAAACTCTTTTTCACTCATAAATCTATAGACAAACATTATTTTACGCCTCCCTTCGCGTATTTTGCCCGGATAATAACAGGCTTCAGTACCAGGCTATGTGTAACCTGGACGCACATGCCATCTTTCAACCCGTCATAAAATGCAGTAGTCAACTGTTTCTTAACGGTCATTCTTTTTACGGTTGCAACTTTCTTGGAATTTAATTTGGTCATAATTCTTCCTCCCTTGCCATTTAAGGCAAAATAAGATAGAATAAGACTGGGTTGGTGGTATATTGACCCAGTCCTATTCTTCACAAGATCCGGTACTCGCAATGCCGGATCTTTTTAATATAGAAGCAATAATATGCTTCTTTACATATATCCTCTTATAAAAAGACGATATACATAAAGAAGGCCCGCCGGCCTTATATAGACCGACGGGCAAAACAGATTATGCAAGCTGCGCTTTCCAATCCAATTTTATTTTGTTTGACTTAGCCCATGCATTTACTGCATCGACTAATTCTTTTCTGGCTGGCACATTACCAGCTTCATATAATTGGAATACAGTTCCAGCTTCATTTATTTCCATGGTTGCACCAACACTGTTAGCTTCAACATGGTAAATGAAGCATCTGCCGGCCAGGCATGCTTTAAAATAGCCGGCGACACAGTTGCTTTGCTTTTCGCCTTCCTCTTTCAAACTGTCAGAATCAATAATCTGGCGAACTGATGCATTGTCTTTCCAGGGAGCATTTGGAAGCGCTACATTGCTTCCCATTTCTGCTTGTAACTGCAGTTCCCGCCGATATGCGGCATTCTTAAATGCCACGTCCGGTTTCGTCTTGACTCCGTTTACGAGGTCTTCCGGGCGCAGTTCGTCCAGAATATCCAAGTAACGGAAATGTTTCGACTGGCCTTCCGGACCATAGACAACCCTATCTTTCAACAATGATGTTGAAGAGGTCTTGACCTTTTCTTTCAGCCATGCTACTAACGCATAGCTTTCCCAGGTTCTGGGAATGTGTATTGGCCACATTTCCCCCGGGATTTGGATTTGTGTTGCATCTTGAATGGACAAACCGCCTGTCCGGAAAATATCTGAGCATACTGCTTTCGGCACATCCGGCATGCCAGAATATTTTCTGACAGCTCCCGTTACGCCATATGCGGCATAAGCCAATTTTATTTCGGCTGGGAAAAGCCATCCCTTGACAGTGTGGATGGTTTTTGAATTATTATAATTAATTTCACTTACCCTTAAGATATTATCTGGAACTTCAATTACAGCTCCTCCGGCCGCCTCCTTGACGTATGCGGGGACTATTAACTTCTGTGCCTTCATACGTTTTATCAGACGAAATACTGAAGCATTGTTGCAACCCATTAAAACTGCACGCGGGCCGCCTTCTTCAAGAAGCATATCGATCTCTACTCCGACATTATACCCAATTCTTTGGAAGACTTTGATTGCTTCCAGTGTTATCTGCTGCCATCTTTCCTTAGCAGCTTCTATTAACAAGATGGCGGTAGACCACCATTTGTAAGAATTGCCGTAAGCATTAGTTTTAAACAACTGGAACGCTTTGGAAATAGTTACGGCATTCTTCAGATTTTTAACATAATCCGAGAATACTGTCCTGTAGTCTTCTCTAGCATTTCTCAGCACTCTGCATACTTCCTTGATTTCCGCATCAGTCAATTGATTACGGTATTCCCGCAACTGCTGTGCGCTAATTCCAAGGGATGCGGCTTCTAACCGCTCACTAAAGCTAGAGTCTTTGCAGTGCCATTGTTCACTGCAGAGCAGCTCATTGGCTGCATGGCCAATCGTAGCTCTTGTTACCTCTTCCCCAGCAAATTTGGCTTGGTTTAGCACATCCTGTGCTTCCGCAAAGCTGAAATAGGATTCCAATCCATATTCTTTCATAATCATAACATCGTTCAACATTTTAGTTTCCTCCCTTTTTTTAAATAAATTTGTATTTAAAGACTTATGATTAAACCCTTATATCTCTACCAGCTCTTAATAAAGATCTGTATTACAGGTAACAGTAGCTATTGTTATCAAAGTAGATAGCAGTAGTTACCATCCATGCTTTTCTGCCATCCTCGGGCGGCAGCTGCTGCATCCAGGTTAAGGCCATTTCCTTATCCTGGAACCCAACTGCCAAAGTAATATTGGGGTCTTCTCCAATAAACACTGCATACGGAGCCATAATGGCCCGGATTACCATCGATAAGGTATCTTCCCATACCGTGGTAAACGTCTTATGGCCGGCTTCAGCACAAATGCGGACTTGGAATTCGCCGTCGCAATCAGTAATCCATACTTGAGTTCCGTTAACAACGATAGAATAGGTTTTATTAGCCATAGTGGCCTTTCCGCCGGTTTTAATATAAACCGACTTGGCTGTTCTCCTCCATATAGGAAGTAGCCTAACACTTCCTCGCCTCTTTTTGAGACAGTTGGTGGGTTAGATTAAAAGGTTTGGATTTCTGAACCACCCAGCTATCAGCAACCAAACCAGTGGGCTTAAGCCCTTATATTCGGCCGTCTTTACGTAAAAAGACGAACAAATATAAAAGCTTATTAAATATCCCTTGCCATATCACTACAGCAAGGGATATAATAAGCGTAGGGAGCGTTGCTCCGGCTACTCCCTACACCCGTTCGCCAAAACGGGATTTATCTTATCGGGTGGCGTACAGCCAGGACGCCAAAACGCCACCCACTATCCCCAGAAAGAGGATCATCCCATTCAGGATGGCCTCAATCAGCATGGGGTCTTGTGCTGACAAGAACATAGTTACACCTCCTTTCAGCAACACACCAGATAAACCACAATACATAGAATGGTTTGCTTATGCAAACACTTCTTCGACAGGCACGTAGCAGTCATCAGACTGTGCGTATTCATAGAAGTCTGCGCCATAGTGTTCTTTTACTACTGTTTCAACAGCAGCAGTAGAAACTCGGCGAGTAATCATATCGGTAGTAACATCTTTAACAGTAGCTTCAGCTACGTCGATAATAACAGGGTTAAAATCCTCATCAAAACCTCCGGAATAACGACCGCGAGAAAAGTGAACGATAGAATCATCTACTTCAATTTCGATTAATTCCGGAGCAGATGCTCGATCAAACAAAGAATTGAAATATCCGCAAAACAGCATACCCTTAACAGGCACAAAGAAGAAAACTTCTTTGCCATCAAAGGCACTGTTGTTCGACGCATGCGCAGCAGCGTGAACAACAATACGACCAGTAGAAGCTAAAGAATCGACGTCGTGACGAGACAAAAAACGATATAATTTCATAATAACCTCCAACCCCCGACGGAACGGGGCACGGCACGATGACCGCGAACGCGCAAAAAAGTCAACAAGGCCGGGGCGCGAATCCGGCCAAGGAGAAAAGCTCACCAAAGCACTCCCCTCTCCAAAATTTTTTCAAATTCCAACGTCTATAGAAATTCCTACCTACACGCCGGAGATTAAATTCTCCAACTTCAATAGTTTCAAATAAAAAACGGCTTCAGTAAAAACCGAAACCGAAAAATATTTTTATCAAATTTTCATCGCCTATAGGGCGATTTTCTGATATAATTATGAATATAGATAAAAGGAGGGATTGCTATGAGTTCCAGAAACCAAGAGCCATATGACGATGAAAAATACGGTGAATTTTTAAAAACGAGCGCGACAGAGACATTTAAATTGCTTGGGATCTTGCTTCTCGTACTGATCGCGATCCCATTATTCCCGGCTATTATCGTGATATTTATAGCCGGCGGAGCATTTGCCGGGGCAGAGCGCTTTTTGAAATAATTTAATAAAATAACGTAAGACCGTAATCTTCTTGCGAATACGAACAGGAGGATTACGGTCTTTTATTATGCTCGCGCAGGCCGATATAAAGATCGAATAATGCAATGAGCTTTATCACGAACAGTAAAATAGATAAGATCAAGACAGAAGAAGTTCTGCTCAATGGTTACGTCGTAGCTATTGGGTCCGTTTCTATCTCCCTGGATTCTAATTTAAAAGAAGATGAATTAACGGGAGAGACGCATCAGATCATTACGATCGAAGGTCTGTTAGAAACGGGATATTATATCCCGGATCTGGATACGATCGAAACGAACCGGTATTATATTGAAGGCGTTAACGTACATCAGGAACGGTATGGTTCGCTGGAGAATAAGATCATTTATTCTTTCTCCGCGTCGATGTTCCAGGTTAAGTTCCAGGATGAACGGGACCAATATTATAGAGTAGAAAAACCGAAGGATACAGAAAATGAGTAATGCGAACGTTGATAATGTACGCGAGAAAGAGGAAGATGCGAAGCATCTGACCATCGATCAAAAAATAGATAAACGGTTAGAGGCATACGAAGCGAATAATTTATTATCTGCGCGCGAAGCAGATCGTCAGCGGGAAGAAATGCAGCGATTAATGGACGCCGACGCGCGCTTAAAAAAAGCGTTAGACGCCGTCAAACTTCCAAATAAATGGAGCTATTCCCCTGCGGGTCTATTATCTAAAGATATTATCAGTAAGCATTTGAACAGTCAGAAGACGGGTCTGCACGCGATGTATCCAATTATGTGTAACGGCGCCGGGTGCCCCTACTCTTCCCAATGCTTCGCCTATAAAAATAATATCCAGCCTCCATTGGGAGAACCGTGCGTAATGGAAGCGACGAAAATCGATTCCCTTCTCGTGGAATACGATAAGGATTTCCATTTTGAAACGTGTTCTGCGACGGATATGCTTCAGATTCAGGAGCTCGTTCATCTCGATATTATGATGGATCGCTGCAATATGCTGATCGCGCAGGAGTTAACGCCCGTTATCGAAGTAAATATCGGGACGACGCGGGAAGGTGATCCGATTTCTCAGCCAGCCGTATCAAAATATTACGAAGCTTACGAGAAAATGAGTAAGCGTAGAGAAGCCATTTCCGAACAATTAATGGCGACACGCAAGGCAAAAAAGAACGATAAGCCGGACAATACGAAAACGGAAGTAGATTTCCTGCGGCATACGATGGCTGATGCCACGTTCTTTGATATAGAGCAAAGGCCAGAAGGGCTAAAGTGAGTATTTTTACGTAATCTTATCATATAGAAGATGATATAAAAGGAGTCTATGGTATGGCTTACGAAGAATCGCCGGGATTAAAACCGACGCGAATCGCGAAAGGCGTAGATCCGGATAAATTTAAAATAAAGAAGCCCAGTCTCCAGGAATTGATGATGGAGGCCGGTGAGCATTTGTCGGGATGGACGGAACCGTTTCATCCTCATAACCATCAGAACGAAATGCTTAGATATGCTGACGTCCAGGGGAAATACAATTCCTGGGGCAATTTCGCCGTAAATGCCCGTTCCCGTTATTCACGTCGGCGTGCTATGCGCCGTATGCAGATGGACGCAAAATTGATTCAGTTAATTAATAAGGCGAGGCCGACATTATGAGTTTTTTTAATCGAGCGCACGAAGCAATAGAGTTAGGGCGCACTGTTTTTAATAAAGGAACAATAAACCAATGGGATGAAGCCGTTGCAAAACGCTTTACTAAAATACATGGTGGAGATGCAATTAATAAAATAGGATCAGCTATAATGTCTCCATTGGCTGTTGCTGGCGGAATTTCCAGGGGCGAAGGCGTAGGCAATACCTTAAAAGCAGTGTATGGCGGATTAGAAAACCCTAATCTTTCCAACATTGCTGGTTCCGCATTCACAGTCGGTGTTGGCACTAGCGTCGTTGGCGGATTAACGCACGACAGTGCAGGTAATCCGGATATCGCCGGGATTCCATTTATTTAATTATGGGATACTTTACAAAAGGTCTTAAGACCATAGGAAAAGGTATTGGCAAAGCATACGTAGCCGGAGCCAGTGCCGTCGGTGATGCAACGATTAAAGTTGGCAAAGCAGCATGGAACGCAGCTCCCAGTGCGGCTGAAAAAACGGGATCCGCGTCTTTATTTGCGGCGCGCGGCGTCGGCGATGCGGCCTTAACCGGAATAGAGACCGGCGGGAAAATGGCGCTTGGTATGGGCAAAACGCTCGGCGATATAATGATTGACGTTAATCCGGAGAAGTATGATTGGTCTTTATTTGGCGCTGGATTAACAGGTAAAGGCAAGGCAATCGTATTCGGAGCTGCTGCCGTCGGAGGAACTGTGGGTGCCTATAACGATTACGAGACAACGCAAATGGGTATGCCTTCTGGAGAAGTCGTATCCCCTACTCCGTCTGCGGCCGGTTATACAAGATTCGGAGAAGAAATGGGCGCGACGGGAGATCTCGTCTTTGCGATGAATAGAAATAGACGCGGCCGATTTTAAAAGGAACGATATAAGTGGCAGATAATTTTAAACCAGTAGAAGCAACGAAGAAATTTTGGACAGGAAGCCGATTATTTAATCTCGCTGTTTCTGGATACTTTGGTTACAATACATATAAAGAAGAACGTGCCCAGGGCAATTCCCGTTTAGGTGCTTTGGGCAAAGCAACGATGGATTTCGTTTTGCCGGAACTATTGGGATTCAAAGGATATCTTGCTTACGAAGCAGTTAAAGCCCTTCCCGGTGCGGCATTAAGTGCCGGACAATATATATCCCAGCAGGGTCGTATAATGGAACGAAATGCAAGGGATCAGACTCCCTTTAAAGCAAATACCTTCGTTGATTCACAACAGATATACACGATGCGGCAGGCTGGTATAGCTTTAGCGGAACAATCAAAATACGCGCTTCAACAGTCTTTAATGGGCGACGAAGCCAGGTTTATGCATAGGTAATTATGGCAAGAACATTAAAATCAATTGGAAAAGCCTTAGGAAAAATTCTTGGAGAAGGCTATTCTTTAACCGATGACGTAATTAAGGAAACTTCTACAAAATTTAACTTAACTAAGGTTGCAAAAAATGAATATGACGATGCCATTCAAAAAGCTGCCAATAGTCTAAAGCAGGATACTTTTTTTGCCTCTACTGCACTTGAGAAGCAAAATATTTCAGAAGCAGCAACTGTTGGAAGAAAAACAAAAACAGAGTATCTTGTAGAGCAAGGACGTAGGGCTAAGGAAAGTAATTTAAGAAAGATTGCAAACAATCCTGATTATAATGAATTTGATGATCTTGCAGAAGATGTTTTAAAAGATAAAAAAAATGTTGTATCTTCAGCTGGAACATATGCAGAACAATATCGACAATTAGATAAGTATGAACTTGATGAGTTGTATGACTCTGTAGAACTAGATAAAACAAATAAAGTTTCTGCTCCAGGAAGTTATGCAACAGAATATAAATTAAATCATAGACCAGAATCTCTTGATCGAGCAACAACAGTTGGAACTTACCAATATGCATATAGACAAAAAACTGGTGCCATTAAGGAAATGAGAGCAAATGGAACCATTACAAGAGCAGAAGCAAAGAAGCAATATGCCGCAGCTAGAAAAGAACGAGATGTTGCACGGAACAAACAAAGGCTGAGCGATACGATGAACGAATTCAATTATGAAGATAAAGAACGCGCAAAATTATTTCAAGAAGAGTTTGATGAACTGAACAATAAAAATACGCCTTGGTCTTCTACGGCTAAAGCAGCTTTAGGTACTGCCGTAGGCGGCGCGGCATTAATGGCCGCATTATCAGGTAGCCGTGGACAACAGAATAATGCACAGTTATATGGGCAACAGCCATTATATTAAGGAGAAAATAGATATGGTATATAACAAAAAGAAAAAGGGCGGCCGTAAAGGATGCTGATGAAACCGGGTCTGTTAAGGCCCGGTTTTTAATATATAGCCCGCGCGGCGTAATTAATGTAACGAGATATCGGGTTTCATAACCTTATATCTCTCAACTATAACCATAATACAGGAGGACCTATGTCTGAAACATTATCGAAAGTAGAACGCGAAATGATTCAGCGGATCTATGCGAATCCTGTCTTATGGGCGAAGGCCTACCTCGTTACGTACGATGGCTCGAAGAAAGAGTATACTCCCTGGACTGCCCGTTGGTATCAGGCGGAAATGTTACAGGATAAGAGCCTTCGTAAAGTATATCGATGCGGCCGGAGAACCGGTAAGGTAATCATCTTGCCGTCAGGGTATAAATTGCGGGAAGGATTCCTTAAGTCCAACGGTTGGACTTAAGGGTATTTAATCCGCAGGTAAGTCGGTATTTTATTAGGCCGCGCGGCTTTATAAATTACCGAAAACTTCAGAGACTACGCGAGTGTTGCTTACGCTCCACTCTTAACATACCCTCTATTGGATCTTTTTCCTTTCTCTCTCAACAAAAAGGGGATCGATATAACATGTATTTAAAATACACGAAAGCTTTAAAAGAAAGTACCTTGACCGTAACGATGTACGTATCCAACTTTACGACGGATGAAACGAAAGCGATCCGTCAGCTGGGTGCGCCGAAGATCGAACTGGCCAAAGCGTATGAAGTATCCGGGACGACCGTCGACATTAATGTCGCCGTGCCGTCTTTAAATGTAACGCAGGAATTTAAAGGAACGACCGATACGATTCAGGATATCCTGGCTGAAGGCGATGAGTTTATCTCCGATACGGCCCAGGCTATTACGGACGTAATGGTTGAACTGATGAACCAGTATCGTACGATTAAACCCGCCGCCGCCAAGATGTCCGGCCAGATCCGGATCGAAGACGAAGCAACGGACGGGGAAAGCGTACTGATCAACGACTGATTAACCCAAAGATCCAATAGCAAGAGATAGTCCGTCGCGAAGCTAGCGCTTCGCTCCGTTCGCGTTTCGCTATCGCTCAACGCTCAGTTTTATTAATGAGCGGCGCAGCGCAGCGAGCACGCGAAGGGAGCGGCGTGAGCCGCGACCGAAGACAGAGACAATGGTTGTTGAGTCGCTATATCGGACGAACACGAACCGCGAGTTCGTGGCTATGTTCGTAGCGCCTTATGAAAACCAGATCCGTTTGATCTTTGACAGGTTGCGCGCATTAATAGAAGCGTCGCCACTGATCAAAGATAAAGTAACACGTTCTACGAAAAATCCATATGCCGTTGAATTTAACAATGGCTCCAAAATTATCGGTTTTACGACGGGTGCATCCAGCAACTCCGGCGCCGCAAGCCTTCGTGGCCAGCGTGCCGATATGATCATCTGTGACGAAATGGACTACATGGGTGACTCCGATTTTGAAAACGTTGCAATGCTGGCTGCCGAACGTGACGATATTTCTATCGTTGTTTCTTCTACGCCGACAGGTAAACGTGGCTGGTTCTGGAAAGTATGTCAGCCAGACAGCGGATACACAGAACATTATCATCCAAGCACGCATAATCCGAATTGGAACGACAGAATGGAAGCAGAATTCCGTTCTGAATTGACGGAATTGGGTTATATTCACGAAGTACAAGCAGATTTTGGCCCACAGGATACCGGCGTATTTAATAAAGACCGCGTAGATATGTCGCGGCAAATCGATAATTATACGTATACGCCATTAACGCAGATTCAAGAATTCGTACGGAAAAAAGAAGGCCGCGACGAGCCAAGGAGCGTAGCTCCGGTAGGAAATCGCGTACCAAAGAATATATTCAGGACGATGGCAGTTGATTGGGACAAATATGGCGCCTCCAGCTCCATATTAATTCTAGATTTTGATATGGAATACCAGCGATTCCGCGTAATGAACCGTATCGAAATACCAAAGTCTGAATATACGTATGATAACGCGATCAATATGATCGTCCAGTTAAACGCGATCTATAATCCCTCGTGGATCTATATAGACCGCGGATCGGGAGAGTACCAATTGGAACGGTTACATCTTCTTGGAGAAAAAGATCCGTCCACGGGACTCAAAGTAAAGGTTAAAGGATTTTCATTCTCTAATAAACTGCCGATTCCGGATCCCGTTACGAAGACTGTCACAATGGAACCGATGAAGCCGTTTATGGTCAACCAGCTTACGATCGCATTCGAACGCGGGCGCATTATATTATCGCCGTATGACGATACGTTATATAAACAGTTGATTGACTACAGCGTCGTACGGATCGGTGCTAACGGCCAGCCTGTCTTTACGGACGAGAATGAGCATTTCGTTGACTGTTTAGGCCTGGCGTATCTTGCCTTCGTATTAGAATTCCCCGATATTACGAAAACCGTAAAACAGATCGATTATACGTCGAAGATCATCATATCTAATAAAGAGATCGGAGCCGATAAAACCGTTGATCTTGCCTTTATGAAAAACGGCGTAAAAAATCCCTGGCTGGATAAGGTTGACTTTTCTGAACGAAGAGGCGAGCGCGCGAACTATTTTAAAGTACCGTTAGGAAAACCTCTTCACAAGAACGGTGGCTTAAGCTGGGGAAATCGCTTTAACAAAGGTAATAACTCCGGAGGAAATAACCGGAGGATGTTTTAATGGACGAAAAAGATTTATCGATCCTGTATCGCCCGCAAGTTGATATTGAGCGGGATTACCGAAGCGACGGCGTCATCCTGCACGAACCCGTTACGAACGAGACGCCAGAACAAAAACAGGAACGGACCGTTCCGGAAGTCCCGACGGACCTGGAAGAAGCCAGGGACCGGGCAGCGGAGGTCGTAAGAAAACTGATCCGGATCCGGAAGATCACGCCCGTCTTGCCGACGGATGCGCAGGAGACGGTAAACGACCTGTTAGATACGGTGATCGTCTGGACGGGAATGGAGATACCGAAACTTGAAGAAATTATCGAACAGGATAAAGCAAAACCGGACGAAGAAAAATATGAGATCCCCGGCAACGACGTCACCGTACCGGAGCACATCGAGGAGGAAGAGCCTTCTGTCGAATCCATCGACAAAACAGAGACTGAGTCCGAATCCTCGGACAATGAATGGCCGGTTATGACGTCGTCCGGTTTCGTCTTCAACGTCATCAAAAACAAAGATTCCTGGGACCTGGCCTATGACCAGTACTTGTTGGATTCCAGTGTGATCCAGGAAGATTTCGCCGAAGAATTCAATAACGTGATGGAAGGATACGTCTACCAGCTCGTATCTGCGATGGACGAAATCGGATTAGATGCGCCGGAATATTTAAATATGCCGTACGAGGGAGAATCCGTTACGGGGGTCCCGACGAATTATCAGCACCTGAACGATATCATCGTCCGGAATCAGGATACCGTAAGCGATTTATGCGATATTTTCCGGAAGACCCACGACGAATATACGACATACGGGATCCTTGCCGCGTACGACGTCGCGTCCCAGGAAAGGATCCGGTACTTAAAAGAAAAATATAAGGACGAAACGGCGGCCAATTATATCGAAATGTACGATAAGAATTATCTCGCAAAATCGCGTGACGAATTCGAACAGCGGTATGTAACGGCCCGGACCAACGTCTATAAGCTCCTGCATTCCGCGTCTCAGATCACGAAAGAGATCCTGGCCGCCCAACTGGAACTGGCTATATCCAAATGCTCCTTATTAAATAAGGAAGTCAACATCTTCGCGAAGAAAGAATACGAGAACGTGGAATATGCCAATAGCACGCAGGGCACGGTTAAGGACGTGTCTGACACGTCGAAACCCCAGGGCGTAACGGAGACAACGCCGCAGGCAAAGGACAAGAACAAGCTCGGAGATATCAATATCGAGCAGTTCACCGTAGGCGGCGGGTTCGGCGGCGCTATTAAAAATAACGTCAAGACCGTACAGAATAAAACAAAAGAAGCTGAAGCAGGCGCCGAAAACGCAAAGAAAAAAGCACAGCAGAAAGGGCAGAATACATAATGGATCTGTCATTAAATACGATCCGGAAACGGATCGCCGATTTTATATCGCCCGTTCCCGTAAAAGAGGCCGGCGCGACACAAATTACGAACACAAACTTAAAACAGTTCATCGTCAAGCATTTAGGATATAAACCGGATTCTGACGACTACGCAGGCGCCGAATCGGATCTTGCCGAAGTACGCAGTGCCATAGAGACGGATTCCTACATTAAAGTATCTCTGGATAAAACATTCCAGCTTATTTTTAAAGCAGGATATAAACTTTCTTCTAAAAACGAGAAAGCCGTTGAATATTTAAAACAGCGTCTGTCCGTAATGTCTTTTGGTACGGGCGTGCCTTGGGACATTATGCTGGAAGAACTGGCGCGGGATCTTGTTTTCTATTCAAACGCGTTTTGGGTAAAAAGTCGCGTCGATAAAATTATGGGCGGTCTTCAGGCTAAACCGATTTTAGGGAAAAAGCCCGTCGGCGGTTATTTTAGAACGGATCCGACTACGATCGAGATCAAACGGGATAATTCCGGTACTATCAAAGGTTATAAACAACAAGAAGGTTCCGAAGAAAAGGAATACAAGGCGGAAGATGTCGTCCACTTTTACATCGACAGAGAAGCGAACAACAACTTCGGTACACCACGCGTTCTTGCAGCATTGGAAGATGTCAGGATCCTGCGTAAGATTGAAGGTAACACCTTATCGTTGATCTACCGTTTTACGATTCCCCTGTATCAGATGATCATCGGCCTTCCTATGGAAAATATGATGGCAACGGATCAGGAGATCGCCGAAGCGCAGGATCAGTTAAATAAGATGCCTCTTGACGGTATTATTATCACGAATGAACGCACAGCCTTTAAAGCAATCGGCGCCGAAGGAAAAGCGATCGACGTGACCGGATATTTACAGTATTATGAACGTCGCGTTTTTACGGCATTAAACATGTCGGAAGCAATGATGGGCCGCGGCGGCTCTAAACAAGACGCGGATTCTATGGAAGGTATGATGCACGATACCGTGAAATACTTCCAGAAGATGATTTCTATCTTCATCGAGAACTGTGTCTTTAATGAACTCTTACTGGAAGGCGGATTCAATCCGATCTTTACGCCGGATGACTGGGTATCTTTTGAGTTTAACGAGATCAACCTAGATACAAAGGTCAAGATGGAAAACCACGAGATCTTGAAATATCAGTCTAACGCAATTACCTTCGAAGAAATGCGTCGCAGCCTTGGCCGTGAAGCAGAAGGTGTCGACGAAGGTCGTCTCTATAATAATATGATCACGACGGCTAACGCGATCGAACTGATCAATGCGAAAGCACAGGCAGAAGGTGCAACCGGTAATGGCAACATTAAAAATGGGAAGCAGCCTTCTTCCAAACCGACGGGAGAAGCCAGCAGTATCTCCCGTCCGACAAATCAGAACGGTACGACGAGTGCCTCCGTACACGAGTCGGAAATCCCGGTACGGGAAGACGACGCGGCCATTAAAAAAGAGGCGCACGAGAACGAATACCGTTCCGATTTTTCAAAAATGTATAAAAAATATGAGAAGCTGCGTAATGAATGCAGTGAGAAAGGTAATTTCTCTAAAGAGCGCGTAACCAAATACACCGCGGATCTGCAACATACTCTTAAGATCTATCTTCTTGATTCCGCGAAGCAGGGATACGCGCAGGCACAATTATCGGATCACCGGGTAGAATTAAGCGATATTGACATAGATTGTGATCCTGTCGTCCACGCTGCCGATAAAACGGTCGAGCGCTTCCTGAAAGATCTCGCCAAAAAAGTCAACGGCAAAGACGCAGATATCCAAAGTATCTTCGATGTAATGGAATATCGTTTACGGTTTGCTTGTATTTTCTTTACGAAAAAAGCCTTAAATTACGGGATCGTGAAAGGCTACGCAGTACAGGGCGTAAAAACACTCCCGTTAGATTTGACCGATACAGATAAGGATCGCGAAGCTACCGTCCATACCGATAATTTTAACATAGATCAAATTCCTCCTTTCTCCCCATACTGCTCGTGCAGTATCAGACGACCCAAAACAAGGAGCAGAGAATGAGTCTCTTATTTAAAGAATACTGTAACTTTGTCCCTGTAAAGGATAAGGCGGCGGCCATTCCTTTAAATGAAGCGGCGTTCAACGATCTGACCGAACCTGTGGCCGGGACGCTGATGGTAGAAGTTGAAGGAATTCATTCGCACCCGTTCCATACGAGGAACTTTACACGGTATATGCCGGTTGCGCTGAAGGAAAGCGTACCCCGCTGGACAAACCCATACTTGAAACCACTGATCAAGTACCATAATGATCAGGACGGCAAGATCATCGGGCGGGTTTATCACGCGGAGTATACGGACCATACCAGCGTAGAGGGTGCAGGTGGTCTGATTTTTACGATCGCGGTCCCCGACCAGGAAGCGGACAGAGACGTACAGAACCGCTTGTTAGAAACAGTATCGATTGGCGTTTCTGCCAACGACGTTCGCTGTAGTGTATGCGGTGCCCATATCACGGATGCCAATGAAGGCTGTCCCAACGGACATGTCCGAGGCTCTATGTATGAAGGGCAATATTGTTTCTGGGACATTTACGCGATTGATCCAAAAGAAATCAGTTACGTCATCGTACCGTCTGATCCGTATGCCAAGAACATCCGTACCTACCGTATCGGTGAGGAAGGGATCCAACTGGCAGCCGGATTTGATGGCACGGGGGAAATCCCCCTACAAGAAAAAACCGGAGGAAATGATCCGACCGAAATGGACTTAAAGAAACAGTTAGAAGAAGCCCAAGCCAGAATCGCTGAGCTGGAAAAGGCGCTGGAAGAAGCAACGAAAGCGCCGGAACCTGGCGAAGATATCGAAGCACTGAAAGCAGAGAATGAAAAGCTGAAAGCGGCTGCCGAAACGATCCAGGCTGAGCTCGATAAATTAAAAGAAGCCGGCGCGGACGATAAAAAAGCGATCGAGGATGCACAGAAGGCCCAGGAAGAATCCGAAGTCAAACTGGCAGCCGCGATGGAAGATATGAGCGTACTGCGTCAGGAAAAAGAAGCGGCAGAAGCTAACAGCATTGCAGCTCAGGAAGCATACCGTTCGTTCGTAACGGGTACCCTGAATGACTATCGCAAGATCATTGGCAAACCCGAATTAAAAGAAGAAGAACTGAAAGACCGTTCCATGGATTCCCTGAAGGATTCCATCTGCGATCTGAGAGAAGAAATCGTACCGTTGAAAAACATCGATTTCCAGGAAGGTCAGGTTCCCAATCCGACGCTGCCTCCGAAAGAAGGTAAGCCCGGCAAGACCGAGCACGATTATCGTGACGTAAACCTGTCCGAAGGTCTGAAAGACCTGTTCCATCAACTCGTTTAATTTTTTACTAAGGAGAATACTTTAGAAAAATGGCAATTCATCCGAATGATTCCTTCTACACGAAGGATATCTTACAGCCGGGTGCACATGGTCAGCAGTTTGTAGCTAACCTGCCCGGTTATCGTTCTGACGAAGTCCGTGTAAATCGCACGAACAATCGTCTGTCTATGACCGACCACGATGTACCCAGCATCAAATATGATTTCGATGACCGTATGCCCGTACTGTTCCGGTATGGCTTCGCGTACGGCTTCAACCAGATCGTAGTACCGAAGGGCCGTATCGTAGCCGTAGATCCGAATATGTCCACTGTGGACTTTGAAACCAAAGTTCCTCACAACGTACTGACCCTGGCTAACGGCGGTGTACCCGTTCGTCTGCGTGAAGGCGCTAATGGCGGTAACGCTGGCGACGTTTACAAAACCGTTGCCGACCATACTGGCAAATCTCGTGAGCTGATCTCTGATGAAGCTTCTGGCCAGCCCGTAGCTAATATCGGTAAAGATTGGTGCCCGTTAATCGGTATGGACGCAGCTTATACGGATAAATTCTTCCGTCCGTTCAAAGAAAAGAACGCAGCAAAGCAGTTGGACGAAGGCGGATTTGAAGTTAATCCTGACAGCGGCCGTGTCGTTAAAAAGGAAGATGGTGTTGTTGCTGACCACGTACGTGTAGGCAATATCCCCGTTGGTATGATCGAACGGAACGAATACACTCGTGACCTGGATGCTTACAACGGTATGATGCCTGGCCCGATCCGCACGGACGCCCTTGTAGAAATGCCCTGGTTTGCTTACAAAGACAAAGCAGAAAACAACCTGTGGGGTTCCGTATATGGCCTGCTGCTGCCTGGTGACCTTGTAAAATCCGACGAAAATGGTCGTATTACGGCTAGTCCGTTAAATGATCCTAATATCGTAGCTGAAATGAAAATGGACGAATACGAAGCTGAACGCCGTCAGGTTATCGGTGAAGTATATGCTACTTCTAAGGCTCTGCTGCCGGAAGGTTCCGCTAAATGGGCTACCTGGGCACTGGCTGACCGCCTGAACTACGAAGAGTTCAACCCGACCGTATATCGTGAAACCAATCGTCGGAACGAAGATGCAATCAACAATAGCCCGCACAACTCCACTGGTGAATATCCTGGCTATCCGTTTGATCAGGCATTTAATGACAATAATCTGCATATGTTAGGTGCTAACCTGCGCAATGGCAATTACGATCCTCGTATGGATGCTGAATGGCAGTATTCCGAACTGGGTATTCCTGGCCTGACCGATGGCTTTAATGCTGTTGTTCGTGAAATGCCGGAAATGAAAGCTGGCGAAATTCACAAACACGAAGAAGGCGTAGATTATATTGAAGAATACTTCCGTCTGCACGATGTAAACGTAGTTCCGAAGAGCCTGCAGATTAAGATTGAAAAATCTGATGGTACTGCCTTAACGACTGGTACTGATGGTTGGACTGATCTGTTTGATCAGACTACTGGTACTCCGAATATCGGCCTGAAACTGGCTTCCGATTCCTTGGAAGTAACTTTCGTAGATCCACTGATGGGTATCGTAAAATTGAACCCTGTGGCAGTTGTTGACGAAAATGACCCGACGAAGAAAACGTACAAACTGGATGAACAGTTTGCAGACGAAAAAGACGTCATCGTCGTTAAATTCAAATATTCCAAACGCGGTCTTGCTGGCGTTCCGACCTGGATGGATTGGGACGGCTGCGTAGGTTCCGTACACGTATTGTTAACGAAATAATTAAGCGGCCGCGGGAGCGTAAGCTCCTCCTCCTGGCTCAAACTCCCGCCCGTTTAATATAATTTTTACGAGGAGACTTTTTATCTAATGAATATTCAGGAAATGCTCACGAAGAACAATGCGCTGCGTGAAGCTGCGAAGTCCCAGTGGGCTGACTATAAAGCCGGCAAAGGC